CTACCAGGACGCGCTTCAGGAATACACCGCCGCCAATCCCACCGTCGATCCGGAGGTGCCGTTTTGATGCTAGACTTCAATCACCGACCCAAAACCGGCGAGCAGATTACCGCCTTGATCGATGCCGCACTTGTCGCCGAGAACGAGGCCACGCCGCCGCGCGATTACCTTGGCGGCTCTCGCCTCGGTGTTGCCTGCGAGCGCGCCCTGCAGTTCGAGTTTACGGCGGCGCCCAAGGACGAGGGCGCCGGCCTTTCTGGCCAGACGCTGCGCATCTTCGCCATCGGCCATGTGCTTGAAGATCTGGCGATCCGTTGGCTGCGTGCAGCCGGCTTCGACATCTACACGCGCAAAGGCAATCGTCCCGACGGTGAGCAGTTCGGGTTCTCCGTCGCTGGCGGACGCGTTCGTGGTCATGTCGACGGCATCATCGCCGCCGGGCCTAAGGGGTTTGGTCTGGCAGTTCCTGCCCTTTGGGAATGCAAGACCATGAATGCGAAGAACTGGCGTGCCTGCGTCAAGGACGGGGTCTCAAAGTCCAAGCCCATCTATGCCACCCAGATCGCAGTCTATCAGGCCTATATGGAAGCACAGGTTCCCGGCATCGCGACAAATGCGGCGCTGTTTACCGCCATCAATAAAGACACAGCCGAGCTCCACCATGAACTGGTCCCGTTCGATGCCGGGCGCGCTCAGATCGCCAGCGATCGCGCCATGCGTATTCTTGCCGCCACAGACGCCGGCGAGCTTCTTCCCCGCATCTCCACCACCCGAGATTTTTTCGAATGCCGCTTTTGTCCATGGGCTGAACGCTGTTGGAGATTGTCAGCATGAGCAACGAACACAACGATACGGTTGGCACCACCGAACAGCCTGCCACCGGCGAGATCGTTCACTTCAATCCCTGGCGCGACTTCAACGATGCGCCGGGCCAGATCGACGTGTTCGGCGACGAGCCGGACCCCGAGCAGATCATCCAGTTCATGGATGTGGTGTTCGGCTATTGCGAGGGTCTGATTCCGGTTCGCAGCTTCATCGACAAGGGTCAGGGCTTTGACGGACGCCCGCACAATATCTGGATCGAGGCCGACAATAATGTTGCCGACAAGATGGCAACATTTGCCAATTGGGCCGGCCGCGAGGGGGCCGCCGTCTATGTCATTCCCGGCACCGTTGCCGCCAAGGGCCAGGCCAAGGCCGTCGACATCTTGCAGATGCAGACGATGGTCGTCGACATAGACACCGGCGACATTGCCGCCAAGCGCGCCCATCTCGAACGTCATCTCGGGTCCCCCACCATGGTGGTGGAAAGCGGCGGCGTAACGCCTGAGGGCCAACGCAAGGCCCATGTCTGGTGGAAGCTGAGCGAACCCGCTGAAGGTGACGACATCGCCCGTGTCTGCCGTCTGCGCGGCGACATTGCCGCCAAGGTCGGCGGCGACATGCATTTTCGCTCAGCGCATCAGCCGATCCGGGTGGCAGGCTCGGTCTATTACAAGAACAGCCTCAAGACGCAGGTGCGTATTGTCGAGCTGAATGCCGACCTCGAGCGCGATCTTGAGGAATTCATTGAGGCGGTTACCGACATGCCGCCCGCGCCGGGCATTTCGCTCCAGCCCGACTTCTCGACGCCCGACAAGCCCGCTGTCGCCGATGTGCTGGTGACGCCGGTGCGCGAGGGCGTGAAGGATGACTGGTCCCGCTTTGAGGGCGCCTCTGCCGCCATCGGCCATTTCATCCGCATGGTCCACGAGGGCCGGCTGTCCAAGGACGAGGGCTGGGAGGGCATCTGCGGCTACAACGCTGCCATGCTGCGCCCCCAGTGGCCGGTCGAGCGGTTGAAGCGCGAATCCGAGCGGCTCTGGGCCATCCATGTCGAGAAATACGGGCCTCCGCTCATTCGCCTCGACAGTGCAGCACCCGCGCCAAACGAGCTGCCCGCCTTCACGCTGGGCGCCTTGCTCGACGATACCAGCCCCATGCCTGCCGACATCATCGCGCCGCGCGTGCTGACGCCAGGTGGGCTCATGGTGCTCGGCGGCGCGCCAAAAGTCGGCAAGAGCGATCTGCTGATCAGTCTTCTGGTCCATATGGCGGCAGGCGTGCCCTTCCTTGGCTTCGCCCCGCCACGGCCGCTGCGCATCTTCTATCTTCAGGCCGAGATCCAGTACCATTATCTGCGCGAGCGCATGCAGCAGATCAGTCTACCGCCGGAAATTCTCGCGGCCGCCCGCGACAATCTTGTCGCTACGCCCAAGCTGCAGATGCTGCTCGATGCCGAGGGCAGCGTGCGCACCGCTGCGGCAATCCGGCGCGCCTTTCCGGCCGAACCCGTGGACATCATCTGCATAGACCCGATCCGCAATCTCTTCGACGGCGGAGCGGATGGTAGTGGCGAGAACGACAACTCTGCCATGATGTTCTTCCTCAAGGAGCGCGTTGAGGTGCTGCGCGACCATATCGATGCCGACTGCGGCGCCATCCTCGTCCACCACACCAGGAAGCTCTCCAAGCAACAGGTGAAGGACGATCCGTTCCTCGCGCTCTCCGGTGCCAGCGCCCTGCGTGGATTTTACACCACCGGCCTCATCCTGCACCGCCCCGACGAAGAGTCATCCCAACGGCGACTTGAAATCGAATTGCGCAACGGTCCGGCGTTGTCGGCAAAACTCATCGACAAGGTCAATGGCCAGTGGGTCGAAATCAATCCGATGAACGAACGGCTGGTGCGTGCCGAAGTCGGTGCAAAACATGATGCTGAGCGTGTGCGCAAAGGCGATGTGATCGTAAGCCTGCTCTACGACGAAGCTCTTCGTGGCAAGGTCTACACGATGACCCAGTTCGCCGAAGCTTTCGAGAACACGGGAGGTCTCGGCGGACAGACAGTCATACGTGATCGTTTGAACGTGTTGACGACCAAAGGAGCGATCAAGTTTGTCCGCGGCGCTGCTGCCACCCATATCGGGCTTGCCGCCGAGCGCAGCAAATATGGCTATCTGTGCGTCGAGGGCATGGCGTTTGCCACCGGCGGTGACGTCGTTGATCCTGAAACCGGAGAGGTCGCACCGGAACTTATTCCGGTTCTACCCAGCCATTATAAATGCCCACAGACCGGTGCCGTCCTACCCGTCGAGAACCCCGCCGTCTGGGTTTATCAGGGAGAGGATTTGGCATGACCTGCACGCTCTTCTGCTTACAAAATCTGGCCGATAATTTCCGAAATCTGCACCAGATTTTGCAAAATCTGCTCTCCCCGCGAAATCTGGAATCTGGTTTTCTCTGTTTAAAATCAATGTCTTGGAAAGTTATTTCCAGATTTCGGAAGGAGCTTTCCGGAATCTGTTCCGCAATCTGGATTTATTCAATGCAATCAATGACTTCTAAGCAGATTCCAGATTTCGGAAAAGCACCCCTAAAGGGTGGGTGGACTCCCCCGCAAGGCGGGAGGTCCACCACCCACCCCTGGGCAAATTTCTCGGGCTCAAATCTGGGTTCGAGACACCATCCGCCGACAGCGATCTTCTGCCCGCGCGGCACCAGGCCGCCGTCATCCACCAGAAAAGCCAACCCAAGAAGGAGGCTGATCATGGCTGATCCGATTCAGCGCATGGCGAACCACGGGACAATCCCTGCGCTGCCCGTCGCGATGGCGCACCATCGTTCCATCCTCGCCCTCGACCTCGGCACCACCACCGGCTGGGCACTGCGCAGCCACGACGGTCTGATCACCAGCGGAACGCTGTCACTGCGCCCCGGCCGCTACGATGGCGGCGGCATGCGCTATCTGCGCTTTGCCAACTGGCTGGCCGAGATCGACCGGCTGGCCGGTCCCATTGCCGCCATCTGGTTCGAGGAGGTGCGCCGCCATGCCGGAACCGACGCCGCTCATGTCTATGGCGGGCTGATGGCGACGCTGACCGCTTGGGCCGAGCAGCATGGCGTGCCCTATCAAGGTGTTCCGGTCGGCACCATCAAGCGTCACGTGACGGCCAAGGGCAACGCTGGCAAGGAGGCCGTGCTTGCCGCTGTCCGGGCCCGAGGCTTCTCACCCGCCAACGACAACGAGGCCGACGCCATCGCGCTGCTGCTCTGGGCGATCGAGACGAACGGGGGTGTCGCATGAGGTGTCATCCCCACGGCTATGGCGGCCAGCGCCGGGATCCCGAGCAGGTCAAGCGCGAGGGCTGGCGCGAACAGGGTGTTCTGGCGGTCTCCGCCGATGACGACCGTCTCACTTGGCCCGAGCGCGAACTGGTGCGTCAGCTGGGCGAGAAGCTCTATGGTCCGCGCCCTTTGGGCGGGGAGGCACGCCATGGCTGACCGCATCTGGACCGCCGACGACGTTGCCGATCATTTGGAGGAGGCGTTCCGCACCTTGCGTAAGCTGCCACCGGTGAAGGCACAGGGCTACTTCAACATCTGGCCCGACATCGTACGGACCAACCGCGAGATCGCGTTCATGGAACCCGAGCCGATGCGGGCCTGGCCCTCGTCCGCGGCGATCACCCGGCTCGAGCAGACTTTTGACTGGGTGCTCTGGATCGAAGAGGACGAGCGTAAACTCGTCTGGAAACGCGCTGCCCGCATGCCCTGGAAAGTAATCAGCCATGAGCATGGCTGCGACCGAACCACAGCGTGGCGGCGCTGGCAGCTCGCTCTGACCAAAATTGCAGCGCGGCTCAATGCGCGGTGACTCTAATGTGTTGCAACACTTTTCTATGCAACAAACGAGAGCAAATCAGCTATGGTTTTGACTATGCTCGGGAGAGTAGCGCCCGCGACGGAGACGATCCATCGCGGGCGTTGTCGTTTCCAACGCCATCGCCATCAGCATCATCGTCGAGATCAGCATCATGCCTGTCCGCCCGCCGATCCATCGCCCGGTTGGCCGGCGCGAAAAGCGGGAGCGTGACCAGGACTATGCCCGCCAGCGCAATCCGGTGGCCCGTGCGCTCTATCGCTCAAAGCGCTGGCG